TTGAATCCACATGTCATTATCACTATTAAATGCTACTCCTGCATTCGTTCCGTGTAATTTAACAGTACCTTTAAATGTGATGGTTGGTGCTGTACGAGTTCCATCAAATACAGACTTTCCCTCATCATCAACACCCACATATGTTGCTGCATGTTTTACATCATGAATAACGTTACGGAATTGTCCAATATCGCTAAACTTAATAAATTTTTTAAACATAATACTTCTCCTTTAAAAATTTGATACACATAATATATTATATGTAAGTCTAAAAGTCAATAGAAAAGGATAGAAAATTAATTCTATCCTTTATAGTTTCACCAGATAGTATAAATCTAGTCAGGCATTAATATATCTTCACTAACCACAATTGATGAATCTTTCAAGTCTTTAAGAGTTGCATTATTATCAACAATGAATTCCCAGAATCCGTAATCATCAAGAGCAGTTTCTGATGGATGCTCGTTTGTGAAGGTGTTTCTATTCAGATCACGTTCAATCCTAATAGGAACAATTCTACAATCATCCACAAAATCATGAATATCTTCTAATTCATTCTGAAATCTAACATCAGTAATAATAATCACATCAGATTCCGTGTCATTATTAATTCGTTCAGCAAGTTTCTTAATCCAGAATTGGTCATCAAACCGTTTTCTAGCAATATCTGTCCCATATAACTGAAGTAATGTTCTAGTAATTAAAGTTTTATCTTCATAAAAATTATAATCCTTGAATGTTAATTCTGTGAGACTATCTAATATTGATTGTTGAGCGTCTATTGATACTCTATCACTTAAATCAAAATAAACACCAATATTTGCTTTAATTGTATCCACTTGAGATTGTAGAGCCATTCCTAATGTTTTAAAATCAGTAACACTGAAATCTTTTAGATCTTTTGCATAAAGGTCTTGTTTTACATTAAGACCTTTTGCTTCAAATGCTTCCTTTAGATATTCTGCATACTGATTTTTTCCTGAATTAATTTTACCACTTAATAGTAATATATATTTCATTTATCTACTCGTTTAAAAGTTGTGGTGAAATATCAACCCAGTCAACACCCTGTACACCTTCAATAATAACACCGTTATTTGTAGACACCTTACCACACGAACATTTAGTTACGCAAGTATCTGTACATTCCAACACGAGTTCACTATCACAGTGAATACATCTAATCTTATCTTTCATCATTTTGACCTCCATCATAATCATACTCATAACTATGACAATAATTACCAGTATAATGTATTAAAGTTTTACCACAATTTACACACTTAAAATTTTCTTCAGGGATTGTATCATAATCTTTCCATGCGTAATATCCTAAATCACAACTACATTCAACATGAAAGACATTATCATCAATTATATTGTTTTCAGAATTGTCATCATTAGATTTATCTGTTATTTCTTCTATTAATGAATAAAAGTAATCTTGTAAATCTTCATCAGACATTTCAGATTCTCGTTCACCATTTTCAAGAATATCATTAAATCGTGAAGAGTCTAAAACAACATCCATAGAACCGAAATCTGCATCAATATTCATATATGATAATACATCACTCATGACATCTTTACCAGTTTCCAGCCCCTTTATATACCCAATCAAATAGTCTTTATTTTTTACAACAATCGGGATGTAATATGGATTACCATTTACATCTTTTTTAGGTTCATATAACATTATTCCTCAGATCTGAATCATTTCATCTTTTCCATATCTATATGTGTCAATAATACGGTAAAGTTCATCTTCGTCCATTTGTTTAATATAATCATCAGCTTCTCGTAAGCTGATTTCAAAATAATGTGCTATATATCGTTTATCTTTTTCAGTTAAATCCTTTTGTCGTTTTATATACTTTATATAAAACTTTTCTTGAGGAAGTGCTGACTGAATCATATCGAAATGTTGTTCATTTGTTAGATTATGTGTCGATGTCAACATTTCTGCTAAAAATATCAAACTATCGTCCATAGATAACCAACGATTCACCATATATTGATCGTAACTCTTTTGGACACCTTCATCACTAAAATCTAATTCTATTTTATCAATAGTTGCGGCTTTCAATATATCTATGATTGATAATTTTTTAACAGCAGGAGCTAACGATTTACGTTTAGACTCTTTTACTTTAGGAGTGTCTTGTTGAATAAAATCTCGTAAATTCATATAGTCCTCTACAATTCAATATCTATAACTGAATTTATATTTTTTCCTAATGTTTTAACATTTACAGGATATGTTGATTCGGATAAAGAAACTATATTATCTATAATTTCATAATCAATATTAGATTTGTTTTCTGATACAACAAGTATATCTGCAACAGCCACATCATATCCATATTTAATAGCTTTTATAGATAATTCTATACCAAATCCTATAGATGAATCATATTCAAAGGAAAAATCATCATTTAATAGTAACGAACCTCTAACAGCAATTATACTATCATCAACAGCAACTGCATCTGTATAAAATCCTGTTTTACTATATTGCACGTGCTCACCTTTATTATTCTCTTTATCTGTAGTATATATGATACCATTTAGAGGAGTGTTGTCATTTGAGTATAGATTTCTACCAGTATGTAATTCTTTAACACCAGCAACACCTACAACACCTACATTATGAGTATCAGAAAATATCATAGATATTTTATCAGCAAATATAGGATCTATGATATGTACATTTGGTTTTGCGAATACTACTATTGTCGAGTCTGTTAATATATTCTGCTGTTTTATAATATCTATTCCAATATTATATTTATTTGATATAGTCTTTATATGAGTTGAATCTTTACTATCAGCAACATTAACACATTTAGTCTTAATTTTTTGAATAGATGCCCCTAGATATGAATCGAAGTTATCTCCATCATATCTAGGTGTGATAAAAATTATCTCCATTAAGAATCTCCTATAAGTTCCATCATAGATGCTAGGAATCCTGTAAATGTTATTTCCTGGTCCCAACTACGAGTTGCCATATCAATATAATCTGATGTAAGTTTATACATCTCAACTTTGACACCACCACTTAGTTGTGGAATAACATTATCGAATACATATCTATATAGATTTTCATATTTATATCCATTATTAATGATATATGTACGAGCATCTTTTAATTTCAAGGACATGATAAGTTTAGCTAACTCATCATCAATTGTTGAGAATGAAAATATTTGCTCATCGATAATATCATACTGTCGAGAATATTCTGACACATTATTAATCATTTTTCTGATGTCAGGATAAAAAGCATCAACAATCTTTTCCATAATACCATCTTCATACGGTATATCTTCACTTTTAGCGATACCTTGTAATCGTTTAGTGATTTTTGGTTTCATTGCTTTTTTATCAGCATCAGTAAAATCAAAATTCATAACTTGACATCTTGATTGTAGTGGCTCAATAATTTTATCGATACTATTTGCTGTAAATATAAAGCGACACTTATTATAGAATTCTTCGATAGCTCCACGCATTGCTGCTTGTAAGTTTGGTGAAGATCCATCAAACTCATCGAGGATTACCACTTTTTTCTTACCATCAAAAGTTTTCACTGATGCATAATCTACAATTTCACTTCTAAGAGTATCAATACCACTATATAATGATGTATTGATGTATATGTAGTCATAATTACAATCATTCGCTAATGCTTTAGCTATGGTAGTCTTACCAACACCTGGAGATGAAGAATATAGAATTAAATTTTGAATTTCTTGATCTTCAATAAATGTATCAAACATTTTTTTATATCTTATAGGAAGAATAACGTGTTTGACATCTAACGGGCGATATTTTTCTATTAAAACATTAGATTTTCTACGAATCTTTGTTTCGTTATTATCAAATTGAATCAACGGATACCTCTTCTTATTTGTCGGTCTCTTTGTCTACGTTCTTTTCGAGATAATTTACGAGTCTGATTAAACAAACGCACATTCTTCTCGTCATTAAAATTCGGTTGGATACATTTACATGGGATTGGTGCTTTAGATTTAGAATCTCTTCCCGTATATCCTCGTCCATGACAATATTTACAATTAGACTTTGGGTCTACAATTTCCTGACCCATTTGTGTTGCCAACTTCTTAATAACATCAAATGGTGTTATTAAGAGGTCATCTTCACTAACAACACTATCTTGTGTGTCGCTAGTGAAAACTTCTTGTACTTCAATATCATCATAATCAACATTAACATTAAATGTATTATCCATTATTCCATATCTCCTGAATACATATCAAATTCAATTTCATCGTGAATAAGAGAAATCTTTACAAATTTTTCTGATGAAATATTGATAGTGTAATCTCTTTTAGATGGTAAGAACTCAAAACGGTTAGCATTGATAACAAATGCAAATTCATCAGAACTATTACCAATACGTTCACATGTAAATGATTTATCAAATGTGTTGTCGTTGCCACTAGAATAAATACTAAGTTTAACTTCATCATCAACACACTCTATGCGTGCATTAGTACCTTTAACAAAACGGTTAATTTTAACGATTTCATCTAAGTCTTCTGCACTAAGAACAAATTGTACATCCCATTCGTCAAACTCGATTTTTTCTGCTGGTCCATTAATAATACCTTCTTCTTCCGAAAGACGATAATCAATATTAATTGGCGTTTTCCCTGCTTTAGAAATAATGATATTTGGGTCATCTAAATGTAGTTCTGCATTTTTAATACTAGTCAAAAACTTGTAAAAATGGTCATACTTGTAGAATGCAATTGTTTCATCAATATCAAAATATGATGATGGAACAGATACAATGTATGGTAATGTTCTATTCTTATCAGCTTTACGAACAACTATACGGTCGCCTACACGCTCAAACCCGATAGAATTGTTAATTGCAGTGAGTTCATTGATAAAATCAAATAACTCTTTTTTATAGGTAATTTTTTGGCTCATTGCCTCTCCTTAAATATAACATTATTATTATGTATAATATACACAAATTTCCCAAGAAAATCAAGGACTTTCTTGGGAATGATACTATTTACCGAAAATTAATTCATCGGCAAGTGGTAGATTTTCGATTTCTGTACATATATGTTGCCATTCAGGAAGTCTATGAGTTTTTCTGTAATTATGTATCCGTCTCAGTGTTTGATACGAATATGCACGAACTCTTCCTTGCATCCATCCTTCAGGTAATGCAGATTTCAGAATATGTATAGGAATATGTTTTCTATCACCATATTCTTCTTCAAGATCTTTAACAGTTTCAATAAATGCATCAATCATCTTATGTGGAGTATGTTCAGCAAACATATCATACGTTATATCTCCACATTCCTTAACAAGAGTATACATTGTGCTCTCGGAGCTAACAGGACTCATTCCTATCATATATGTGTCCAGTTCAGACCATATATATCTTGGAGCATCTATATCGAACCATGCAATAATTGCTCTTTGGAATTTACCGTGAACATCTCCACCGAAAATATAATCATCATCACCATCACTAATTATTTTTTCTTTTTTATTAAGAAGTAATGTAGTTAATTTTTTATCCTTTGGTCCGATAACAAATTCACCGTTAACCATCCCAGAGTCGCCTTCAGACTTCGTAGGATATCTCATACCTTTTAATGCTGATTCAACACCAGACATTTCCAAAAATTCAAATTTCATACACATCCTTACATGAATATTTCTTTTTCAGTTATAATTTTGAATTCATAACCATTCTTTTTACAATATTCTTCTGCCGCTTCCCATTTAGATATATTTTTAGAGTATGTAAATAATTCTGTTTCATATCGTTTTTTACGGTCAAGACTTCTATTCTTAGGTTTATTAGGTTCTATAGTCTGTTTATATGGTTTAACTTCGATAATAAATGTCTTAATACCATCACGAGTGTTAATCTTACACACAACATCAGGATAATACTTATGAACTTTGCTATCTAATTTAAAAATGTATGGAATAATCAGTCCTTCTGATGCCCATTCTATAACATTAGCATTATGATCCATATAATACCACACTCTAGCTTCCCAAGACGAGCGGTATAACACTCCACCTTCCGTCAAGGGACCAATATATTTACCAGGGTTCTCTAATTGATACACACCCTTTTTAGCTTCATATTTACTTTTTGCCATAACGACCTCATTCTAAATCACGGAGATGTTTGGATACTGTTGTCCATTGTGAACGAACTCCATGTAATTTTTGTTTAAATAAAGATTTTACAACTTTTTTACCATCAAGGGGTTGTATTTCGTATGTGTTATATGCATTAAGGATTCTCTGTTTTATCCGTGTTGGTATAAAATTCAGATCAATTAATTTCATATTACGTTTATAATTTTCCTCAATAGTTTTCTTCTCTATATCAGTTTCTTGTTCGTTTATAAACCCATCTATACCATCGGGTCCAGTATCTTCTGTGCCTTCACAGGACCAACAAGACGCTTGATGGGTGGTATGTTGTCCGATTTATCCCCTGTCAATATTTTAACTGCAAGTTCTTGTTTTGGATTAATGATATTAAAGAAATCACCTTTCCATTTCGGATTATATTGACGAACATTAGATTTTTCTGTCAATTGGTTCAAGTCTCCATCACCAGATACAATAATAACCTGTTCATTTTCATTAATGAATACATATTTTGCTAAAATTGCAATAATATCATCACCTTCACATTCCTCTTCATGGATTGTGTATATATTAGGAAATAACTCTTCAAAATATTCAATCATCGATTGAAGAGCTTCATTAAATGCTTTTTTATTTAAAGGTTTCTTACTTGTTGAAGGTTTCTTACGATTACCTTTATAATCATCAAATAGTTCGTATCTCCAACTACCTTTTGTATCGAATGCCATAACAATTTTAGTAGGCTTCAATGTTGTGACTATATCAAAAAATCTTGAGAGAAATGTGTTTCTCCACAACTTAAATTCTTTATTATCACTATAATCTTGAGCAATAGTGGCATACACTGTAATGTATGCTATATTATGTCCATCGATAAGAAGAATTACTTCATCCTTCTTATCTTTAACATCCTCAAATTTCACAAATTTATCAATACCCATTTATCTACAACCTTTGATATATTTTTTGATGTAATTAATACCATCATCATCAAGTTCAATTTGTTTATCAATAATATGTGCTCGTACAAGATTAAGTATTCTTCCTACTTCAGCACGACCATCAATCCCACGAACTTCCATAATAAAATGTCCATTGACGATTCCGTCAATTTTCTTTTTACGTTCAACTACACGAGCAATACGTTCCACTTTACTATCAACTTTTGCCCAAAATTTATGGTCATAAAGATATAGTCGTGAACGATCGTCCGCTTGAGACACAATATATAGATTATCCCAATAAGGGCTATCCATAAGAGTAACACATTTAGAATCTCTCATTTCTAGGAATAGATGGAATCTCATATGATTTTTGATGATATATGATATTTCATTAACAATATTTTTAGGAATATGAATTCTCTTAGCAATATT